CGAAATAATCTGCCAAGCAAAAGCTCCTTCAACGATGTCTTCAGGTGAAGTAGGCACAAGCCAGTGGCTTGCCACAAACGGGTATGTAACCTTTCAGTCACACCGCTCTCTTTGTCGCATGCGCCTGCGCTGCATGTCTGCATGCTGTTGTCAGGGATGGTTGCCTCAATGCCATTTGCACAGTTTGAAGCATTCTTGTCATTTGGTACGGCGCCGCTGTCTGCGGCATTTTTCGAGTGCAAGGCGCTTTCTCCAGCAGTGCGGCGTTCCGTGGCGTCAGCACTGTCATTGTCTTGACCTGTGCTGCTAACAAGCTGGTGCACTTGCTCAATGAATGCAGTGTCGTTTTGGCGCGACCGAATGATGTTTATCAGCGTTGTCTCCCAAGGATTTAGGGTGAACACCGTGCCGGACTCTGAAGCCTGCGAAGATGCGGCGTTAGGCGATGGTCTCACCGCAACCAGTAGAAGTGCGCCGTCGTGAAACCGTTGGTTGACGTCTGTATCCAGGCTGCCATCAGTTCGCAGCTTGATTGTTGCGCACTTTATGTCAAAGCCTGCGTGTCTGCTAGGGTTTCTCACCGTAGTGCTTACGCGCACGTTCAGACCCGCGTGAACGAGAATTGGTGGCACGTCACTCATGTGCAAGCATGCGCTGGCGTTCAAGTCTATCGCCAGTGCAGTTGTGCCGTACACGACGCCAGCAGTTGGGTCACGGGGTGCACTGCTGTCGATGTAACGTAGGACGGTAGACGCGCCGGCAGCAACTTGCGATGTCGTGCTGCACTGAAGCCAATTTGGCGGACCGTGTCTACGGATCCATGCCCACAACTGCTTTACATCGTCCAAGCTGTTTATGTCGGGGCCTGGTTCGTTTGCTGCTGCTGCTTGAGGCAGCCAGGGCGCGACCTTGTTCGAAAACGGAAAGTTCTCGTACGTAAACATTGCAGGCTCAGTTGCGAGCAGGTCGTACACGAGGTGCAGCAAAACAACACCGGTTGCTGTCGCAAGCGCGGTGCACTCGACAGAGATCACAGCCGCTTGTGCTAGCCCTAGCCGGCTGTGCGTTGCCAGCAACGTTGCAAATGGGC